GTAACTGTTCGGGTGGCAGTGCCACCTGCAGTTGCAGTCCCTGTCGTGTACCCATTGGTAAACGACACTGACGATACTTCAAGGCTCTGCTTCGCCGTGGCATGTATGCCACCGGAAGAAGCAGAGTCAGAAGATAACACCAGGAACGAACATGCTTCAAGACTTTGACCAATATTGATAGCCCAGTCAACCACGAAGCTTAGGGATTTAATCTCCCAAGCGGTCGTGATCGGGTTAAACCCGAATTGCGGAGGTTTTATATCCGCAACGACAGAGCCGCGGCACGAAAGCTCAAATTCGGTGTAGCGCGTCAAGAAGACGTGCATATCCCAATTTGGAGTTGCGTTCCACGTAACAGCGTTCGAATCCTTAATACGAGTCCCTACCTTTTCAGAGTAGCGAGTCCTATGAGTATCGAAGGCTGTTAAAGCATTATTGAAGTCTTGAATGTCATAAATCAAGGTTCGCCAACCGTAACGGCCTTCTAGATACGCATTCGAAATGTTTTTCGAGGACCTTTTAAGATCCCTTTGCGTAGCTAGTTTAACGAGCCGTCCGGCAATTCCCTTAAACATCCTAACAAGGTGCTTAAGTTCAGCGGCGAATGTAGCAGCGTCCCAACCAGATGAATAAACTTTCGCAGCTGCGGCCTGAACAAAGTAGTTCATGTCCGCATTACGATCGATAAATTCGTCTAGTTCTTTCTCAATGGTGGGAAAGGGATCTCCATAAAACCATGGAAATGGTCCTTCGTTCCACCAGTGAGAACCCCCAGGCCTTAAATCCTTTTGCGTATATGTGCCGGTAAAACCGCCACTATTTGCAAATTGGGTGAAAGGAGTATGGGGAAGGAGCTCACCAGCTTTCTTTCTACTTTTGAAGTCTGGAATGTCGTAGCCGTTGAAACCCTCACGGGTGTCGGTGACTGTGACGCCAGAATCAAATTGACCATCCCTTGATCCGGTAAGGATAAAGGGGGTCGTAGAACGAGAGCCTCTTGATTTTGATCTATGTTTCATGAGTGCCTCTCAATAGTCCGCTCCGTAAGGAGCCGACGCAGAGCCGATATGGATGCTGTAGATATACAGCACTTTCCCCGTCGAA